AGAAGTTATAAACGAAACAGAAAATGAAGATTCAATTCAAGAAGTTAGTGCAGGAAGCACAGAAGCCTAAGTTTGGTAAGCCAGGAGATGCAGGTGCAGATCTTGTAGCTACATCAGTTGATTTCTCTAGAGACAATCATAATCAAATAGTATATGGTACAGGACTTGCTGTAGAAATACCAGAAGGAATGGTGGGACTTGTGTTCCCACGTTCCTCTATACGTAACTATGATCTTGTACTAAGTAACGGTGTAGGTGTAATCGATAGTGGATACAGAGGTGAAATCATGGCTACTTTTAATCTAAAGAATCCATGGGCAGATATCTATAAAGTAGGTGATCGTATTGCTCAGTTAGTAATCGTACCTGTACCATTAGTACAGTATACAGAAGTGGGAGAATTATCAGAAACACAAAGAGGAACAGATGGACATGGCTCGACAGGACATTAATCAAATAGAAGAAGAAATGCATCAAGCAAATCAAGCAGAGATTGAACGAAGGAAACAAGCTAGTTATTTTCATAACACCTTAACAGATGAAGAAATGAAAAAACAGTTAGACGTAGAACTTACTACTGTATCTTTAACTGCTGAGGAAATTAATGAAAGATTAAAAGGATCTACTTTAAGAAAAGATGATCCATATGGAGCACGTAAAGTTATCAAAGAGATACAAGAAAGAGAGATGGTCAATCATCCTGATCATTATCAGGGTAATAAGTTTGAGGTTATAGATGTCATAGAAGACTACAATCTTGGATTTAGTCTAGGTAATGCTATCAAGTATATCCTTAGAGCTGATAAGAAAGGTGCTAGGAAACAAGACCTGAAAAAAGCTATCTGGTACATTCAAAGAGAGATTGATCGTGAAGACGTGTAGTGTAGAGGGTTGTGAGAATCGTGTGTGGGGTAAGGGTTTATGCTTGAGTCACATCAAGCGTAAGCCCATCACACCAAAGCGTGGAGGACTCTTAGTAGCTAAGCGTGATATGTTCGTCAAGAAGACTAAGATAGAAACCATGAGGAATCTATTCTTAGAAATCTGGAAAGAGCGTAAGCACTACTCTGAGGTAAGCGGTGACTATCTAGGATCAGAGCCATTATCAACATTCTTTCATCACATACTTCCTAAAGAGAAATATCCTGATGTAGCATATGATAAATCTAATATTATTTTATTAACTTTGGATGAGCATACTAATGTCGAAGCAGACATATACAGGTATGAGGAAGTTAATAAACGTAGAGAACAACTTTTAAACAAAATAAACCAATGAGAAACCAATTTTTTTACACTCGTAAAGAGAACAACGGTAGTCACTTCATAGACTCTTTTAACATCGACAAAGTGATTCGTACTGTACAGATGGACGAAGGTGATCTATTAGTGTTATTAGATGACATCCATGAACGTGCTGTTGAGACGCCTAACATCAACCCTAAGACCAACAAGATGATTGGTATTACACGTAAGCGTGATGTGTACCAGTCAGAGGTTCACTTATTTGGTGAAGACATTGTAAGATTTAAAAACGTAACTGAATTAGTATAATGGCAGATTTTAAATTACTACGCGGCAATAGATTATTGCTAGACCTTCCTAAGAAAGACGAAGGTAAACTTATTGTGGATGAGAACACAAAAGAAGCTCTTGAGAAAGAGATGATGCAGAAGCTTAACAAGCTCACTGTATACTCTGTAGGTGATCTTGTTACAGACATCAAGGCAGGAGATGAGATCTTGGTAGATCCAGCATCTTTAGGTAAAGCGCCAGTGATTCCTATCAATGGAGAAAACAAGTTATTAGTATCGCCATTTGATGTTATTCTTGTATGGTAAATACAATATATTTCTATTGGGATGGTTATATTCACGATTCTCGTAGAAAGATATTGAATGATTGTGTGTACTCAACAAGAATATTCAATCCTAATGATGAAATAGTTGTTGTTTCAAATAGCTTAAAGCAAGAAGATTTTGATCCCAAGTATAGAATATTAGTTCGTACTTGGGATCTTTCTTTATTTGATGATATACCTCTACCTAAATCATTAATAGAAGAACATTACCTAACAGCCCATCCTAGAGAACGGTCTGACTTAATCAGATTAATTCTATTGTATAAGTTTGGAGGAAGCTATATAGATACTGATGATATAGCTATTAAACCAATAAACAGAACAAAAGAGAATTTAGTGTGTAGATCATATGATCCACATACATGTCATTACAACAATCTGGTTCCTGAAGACTGCATTAGTGGAACTCATAGAGAAATACCAGGGTATGATGATATCAATATCTTCCCAAGAAATGACTGTTGGTTGAACTTCAACCCTAGGAGTAAATTCATTCATTCTATATTGACCAATCCTAAAGTTATAGATTCTGGTAAAGCTTTATATATAGGAGATGGTACATCCTGGCAATCTCTTACACTAGAAGCATGTAAGTCTAATCAAATAAATGTAGACTATAACCTGGGATTAACTCTTCTGTATCTATATGAAGACTTTGTTTCAGCATCTTCTCCTTGGGATAGATGTGCCCATGGTGGTGAGATGTGTGACATTTGGAAAAGGCTACCTGGTGTAGATGATCATGAATGGGGTTTTTATAAATGCGATAGAGAAACAGCACTTTCTTTTTACAATGAAGTGTGTAATAAGTATCCTCATCTCTCACATATGTGGCTTCATTCTAAAGATATGAAAGAAGATTGGTTGATAGATGAACTAGATGAAACTCAAAAGTACAACGTGTCCACATGGATATATGATGAAATCAAAAAACAAATCAACAAATGATATCTGTATTAACAATAACCTATCAACGCCATCACTTCTTAGAAGAGGCTATTGAATCATTTCTACAACAAGGTGGAGACTTTGAAATGGTAGTGATAAATGATAGTCCTAAAGTAAAATATACATATGATCATCCTAGAGTGAAGATCATCAACTGTGAGGAAAGATTCCCATCTATAGCTGCTAAGTTAGAATGGGGCTATAAGCAATGTAGTAATGATTATATCTATAGACTAGATGATGATGATTTAATTGCTGAGCGAGGATTAGCATTACTAACAAATGCTATTATAGATAACCCTGGATATGAAATATACAGAAGTAGTTCACATTACTTCTTTGTTAATAATAAATATGAAAAGAAGGAAGATAATATCAATAATGGAAATTGCTACATTAAAGCTTATCTAGACAGAATCATCTGGCCTGATAAGAGTGGCGATGAGGATGCCGATATAACGTTTGGACATAATGCAAACATTCATATGTTCTCAGACCCTACAATGATATATCGATGGGGTATGGGTACTTTACATATATCTGGTATGGGAATACTTCCAAGCAAAGAAGTGTTAGAACGTACAGATGCAGTATTGAATTCTGAAGAAGGGATTATACAATTAGTTCCACGTTTTGATGAACCTTATTACGATCAACTACCCAAACCATATGCATGGCATAGATGACAAAAAGAAAAAGGAGGCCAATGGTCTCCTTTTTTACTTAACAAAATGAATCACAATTATGAAATGAACAAATTTATTTACTTAATCTTTTTTGCTTCATAGGAGCCATAGGACTCTTGAGTCTACTAGGCGTGTCAGCTTCCCTCATATAGTTACCATCTGCTGGTTTAGGAGCAGGAACCTTGGGAGCTTTTGCAGGCTTGTGCATTTTTAGCACAGGCTTTTTCTTTTTATTTGCAGCCATATTTGCATTTTTTAACAGCCTTACCCATCTTAGCTTTATCCTTCATTGTAGCACCTGCAATACGATCAGCAGCTGTAATGCCAGGATTATTATCTACTTTAGCCTTAACGGATAGCATACCAAAGTTAGCTTTCTTTAACTTACCACCCATCTTCATCATACCTTTTGCCTTAAGTTCTTTCTCACGTTTCATAGTCTCACTATAGTTATCTCCTTCATCAGGAAGAATAGGATAAGACTTCTTTTTGGTAGCAGGTACCATTTTCTTTGCAGTGACAGAAACTTTAACTTTAGGTTTAGCTTGCATACCCATCTCTGCTTTTTTCATTACCTTTTTCATAATATATTATTTCTTTTTAGTTTGAGCTTTAATCTTCTTTTCCTGCTTTAACATTTGAGCTGTAGGTTTCTTACCTGAGCCTTTGTTAGCACGAATATTGTCCCATAACCCACGTTGTGAGGTAGAACCATCTGCACGTTTAATCATTTGTTTTGCCATGTTAACA